GTGAGATTGATGCCAGTGATTACTCAGGGTTACTATCCCCTGATGGCTGTAGATATCAGTGCTATGAGTGTGAATGCAGGGTGCATGACGATGAAGCTAGGTACTCTGAGTATACTGGTAACACGTACTGTAATGATTGTTTTTATGATAATCACTTTTACTGTGATCACATCCATGAAGATTGCCATGATAGTGAGGGTGTAAACGTATACTATATGGGTACATGGGGTAGAGACTCTGATAGATATCATCAGAGTATTATCTGTGATGATGATGCTGTACTATGTGGTGATGGTGATTACTGGATGGTAGGTGATTGTGTCTACTCTGAGTATGATGATGAGTGGGTTAATCCTGATATGTCAGATGATTACTTTATGTCTGATGAAGATGGTGAGTGGTATCCTATTGGCCAACGTGCAGAACTTTCTGATGGTAGTGAGATATCTATTGACGAGGCTAAAGAAAAAGGTTATGTTCTTAATAACGAAACTAATACTTGGAATGAAGGAGACGATACATAATGTATTCGCTTATTGATATGCTAACATACAAAAGACCAGAGGGTACGTTTACCCAGATGGAATTTTGTGAAAGATTCCTGGAACCTCAATTCGGTTTACCTGATAGGTACGGGAACTATATACTAACCATTGGTGACAAGCCTAGACTATGCTTTACTGCTCACCATGATACCGTCCACAAGACTGAGGGTATGCAGAAACTACTAGTCATTAAGGATGTAGTATCTGTAGCTGATCCTCTTGTATCCAACTGTCTAGGTGCTGACTGTACCACTGGTATCTACATCATACTCAACATGATTGAGGCAGGGGTAGAGGGTACTTATGTTATCCATGCAGGAGAAGAGATAGGCTGCATAGGTAGTAGTGCCTTAGTCAAGGATGATCCTGATTGGCTCAAGCATACCGATGCTGTAATATCTTTTGATCGTTATGGTGATAAGTCTGTCATCACTCACCAGTCAGGTTACCGTACTGCCTCCGATGAATTTGCCGCATCCTTCTCCGCTGCGGTAGGTATGCCACAACTTATAGCAGACAATGGTGGTAGCTACACTGATAGCAATGAGTACATGAGTGTAGTATCAGAGTGTACTAATATCTCTGTTGGTTACTATGGTCAACACACAAAGAGTGAGACGCAAGACCTTGTTTATCTTGATCAATTAATAGATGGGCTAGTGTCTGCTGACTGGTCTAAGCTAGTAATAGCAAGAGATCCTAGTGAGGTAGAAGATCTATACTTTGGCAACCTAAAGGATGGTTGGGGTTGGACAAGTCCTACCGACAAAGAGGTCGACAACATAGAGGATTTCATCAGGCAATATCCGAGAGAGGTAGCAGAGTTATTGCTAGAGTATGGCTTCAATGTAGATGCTATGGCCGATGAGATGCAGTTCTATACCAATGACTATGCTAGTAGCTATGCCTCTAGAAGATTTAAATATTAGGGGGTTGACAACTACAAAAATGTATGGGATTAATACTTAGTATTATTCTATAGCTTATAACCTCTAGTATTATTAATACTTGAAATATTAAATACTAGAGGTATAACTATAGGACAAAACAAAAGGAGATAACATTATGGATGATCCTTGTGATGATTGTACAAGATGGGTAGGTAAGATATGATAGGGATAGGTACAATAAAACTATCTACTGCTATAGGTTACTACCTTAACAGTAAAGCTTATGGTTCTCTGTCGTATAATTCTCAGAGAATGTATAGGTATAACCTTAATAGTATCTGTCGTACTAAAATCGATGGTATTACTATTGGGAATAAACTCCTCAAGAATATCACCATTGCTATCTGTAATGAGATGTATGACACATGGGAAGTAGAGAATAGTACTGCTAATGCTAATCACCTAGCTAAAGTATTCTCCCTTCTTATGAACTACCATGTCATGCTTGAGAACACACATCGTAATCCAATGAAGTATGTTAAGAAGAGAACCAGTAAACCAAGGTCAGTTATCTGGACACATGATCAGGTGATAACCTTTCTTGACAAGGCATACTCTGAATTTAAATGGCGCAACATAGGATTGATTGTTCATATGTGTTACGAGTGGGGTCAACGTCCAGTAGACATACGCAACTTAACCTTCAGTCAGATTGATTGGGACAAGCGTAAGGTAGACATTACCCAAACAAAGAGGGGGGCAGAGGTAGAGCTACCTATACCTGATGATCTATTCTTTATGCTTGAACAGCAAGAAGTTGATTGGGGATTCCAGGATATGGTAGTACCCTATCACAGGCCACAAGACAATGCCTACAGGCCACTTAGGGTAGCTCAGATGACAGCCCTACTCAAAGATGTTAAGGACGCTGCAGGTCTACCTGATGAGCTACAGGTAAGGGACTTAAGGAAGACAGCAATAGTCCAGATGATTGAGGGTGAGGTAGATCACCTAGCTATTCAATCTGTTACTGGACATAAGAACGTAGCAAGTTTAAATCCATATAATAAGTTCAGCCTTAAGACTGCAAAGGTTGCACTAGAAGGGAGACAAAGATGAATGTACTATCTTTATTTGATGGGATATCTTGCGGTAGGTTAGCACTAGACAGGGCTAATGTTACTGTGGATACCTACCTTGCATCAGAGGTTGACAGGTACGCAATCAATGTAGCTAAGTCAAACTACCCTGATACAATACATCTAGGTGATGTGCGTAACGTAGGGAAGTGTGATGCAAGCCTACCAGAAATTGATCTGCTCATTGGTGGTTCACCATGCCAAGGGTTTAGCTTTGCAGGTAAGCAGCTTAACTTTGATGACCCTAGATCTCAACTCTTCTTTGAATACGTCAGGGTTCTAAAAGAAACCAAGCCTAAGTATTTCTTACTAGAGAATGTAAGGATGAAGAAAGAAAGTATGGATGCTATCACTGATCTGCTAGGTGTAGAACCTGTAGCTATTAATAGTAACCTTGTCTCTGCTCAAAATCGTTACCGTTTGTACTGGACAAACATACCTATGGATGGACTACCAGATGACAAGGGTATCATGCTCAAAGATATAATAGAGGATGACTATGTTACTGACCGTGATAAGTCTCATTGTATTGATGCTAACTATTTTAAGGGTGGTAATCTAAAGTCTTACTTTGAAAAGCATAGGCGGCAATTAGTATTCAGTGACAATGGCATGTGTCATGTAGGTGATGCAGACCTAAGTGATAAATATGCTTACATCAATAGGGTCTATCATACGGATGGTAAGGGGCCAAGTCTTGTCGCATCTGATGGTGGTCACCTACAGCCTAAGATACTACAGAGAGGTAGAGGATTTAATTCCGGTGGTATTAAAGCAAAGGACGGTAAGACACCATCACTTAGTACCAGTTCATGGGAGCATAACAATCATCTGACATTTGATGAGGGTTTTACATGGCGTAAGCTAACACCTCTTGAATGTGAGAGATTACAGACAGTACCTGATAATTATACCAAGGGTGTATCTAATACTCAACGATATAAGATGCTAGGTAATGGCTGGACAGTAGATGTGGTAGCACATATCTTTAGGGGGTTACATGAGAGTTAGAAGGGTAAACCCTATTGCAAAAGACTTACGTCAACCTAAGTACAAACAACAGGTCATACCTGATAAGAAGAAGCCTAAGCGTAAGTCTAAACACAAGGAGAAGTTTAATGAAGTTTACAAAGACAAGTATGATGACAGGTAACACACATGAAATGGATCTTGATATTACAGAAGATCAACTTAACGATTGGAACCAAGGTCAACTAATCCAGGATGTTATGCCTGAGCTATCTCCTGAGGCAAGGGAGTTTCTTATAACTGGCATTACCTCTGATGAGTGGGATAGTCTTATGGGAGATGACTATGATACAACGTGATGAATATCAAAAGGTAGCGAGTGAGATGACTAAGTTAAAGCGAGTGCAGAAAGAGAATGAAAAGCTACGTCATCAGTACGAAATGCTTGAGCGAGAAAAAGATCATTGGAAATCTCGAGAGATTAAGTTAACCTTGGAAATTAAAAAACTAGAAGCGGAGTTAAAGCTATGGATGGGAACAGGAGTATGAGGTATATACCACTAGCTATTTTGGTGGTGTTAACTTTTTATGTAGGTTTTTCAATAGGCATTGAGGTAGGTGCATTAAGGGTGGTAGAGTTATGAACAACTATGTATATACAGCCATTGGACTTGTATAATGAGACAGCACATATACGATACGTGGACACTGATAATGGACTCAGATAGAAGCCCACTAAAGAATATATCTGACACATCTACACGCCACATGATCCTACAGATACTTGCATGGATGTGGTGCATTGCCTTCAGTATGCTTTTAGGTAGTTACTTTGTGTTTGCACTGAGTGCCATAGCACACATAGCATTGCTTGCTGCTGTAGCAATTACTGTAGGGACATTTGATGTAGCCAATAGAAATCCTCATATACTAACTGATATGGTTAAACGTATTGATGGGTACAATGGTAGGCGTAACAATGGGGAGCATGATTAATGAGTGATGAAGTTAAGGCTGCAGCACAGGTACAGGCAGAGGAAGCCTTTGATGGCTTCATGTACTGGATGAAGAAGGGTACGATCTGGTCTTGCATAGTCCTTGGGCTTGTAGTCTTTGGGTGCAATGCTGGAGTTGAGGATGATGCCTACCCTGCATACAACGGGGAGCAATACGCACCAACTAATATGGGGAATGATTAAGATGATTGAAGTAACATACATAGATCACATGGGCAGTGACCTGTCTGTAGTTAATGCAGCACGTGTATCCTTTGGTAAAAAGAGTGAGGCACTAGGTTGGAGTGGTGTTGAAGGAGACCGTATGACACCTATCCTACATGATACAGACAAGAGGTTGATCAAGTACTTAGCCAAGCATAAGCACATGTCACCCTTTGGTCATGCCTTTGCATCCTTCCATATCAAGGCTCCCATCTTTGTATCTAGGCAGTTGGTCAAGCATAAGTTCCTACGTTGGAATGAGATCAGTCGTAGGTATGTGGATGATGAACCTGAGTTCTTTATTCCTGATGAATGGCGAGGTAGGGCTGATGATAAGAAGCAGGGTAGTGATGGTGTTACTTATCCTGATCCTGATATATATACTTTTTGCAATCACACTGCATTACGTAGTTACAACGAGTTATTAGAACATGGTGTCTGTCCAGAGCAAGCACGTATGGTGTTGCCACAAAACACCATGACTGAATGGTATTGGTCAGGTAGTCTTGACGCCTTTGCTGATATGTGCAATCTTAGATGCAAAGAAGATACTCAGTTTGAAACCTCACAGACAGCACAGTGTGTGTCTCAGGGTATGAAAGATTTATTTCCTATATCATGGGAGGCATTAAGAAAATGACAGATAGATCACATGGATCACCTTATGACAGAGGTACAGCAGACAGTTGGTATTGGAGGTCACCTAGACCACACTGGTATCCTAGCATAGGAGAAAGGATTAATGATAACAAGATGACACATGAACAGATAGAGGAGTACTACAAAGGATATGATGATAACGAAAAGGCAGGTTGCCACAAGGATTATGATTAGATGGATAACCCACATAGTGCATGTCCCTTTGAGGACTGTGGATCAAGTGATGCATTCAATTGGAACGACGAGGGCTATGGCTATTGTCATTCTTGCGGCAACTCTTATCCCAGTAAAGAACCTACATTTGATTGGGCTAAGAAAGAATACCCTGTAAAAGAAAGGATAAACCCTATGGACATACCCATTAAGAGTATGACGTATGATGGTATACGTGGCATTAAACCTGAGATATGTCAGTTGTATCAGATACAGCTACAGCTAGGTGAAAATAGTCAGCCTGTACGTTATGCTTATAAGTACCCTCATACTACCAAGTACCGTATGCATGATGACAAGAAGAAGACTTGGCAGAAGGATGTAGGGGTAGGCATGGCTCACCTCTTTGGCCCTGAGTTTAACTCTGGTACTGCTACCCGTATCTACCTGACAGAGGGTGAGTTTGATGCTGCTAGTTTGTATCAGATCTTAGGTGAAAAGTTTCCTGTTAAGTCTATCCCTAGTGCTGCTATCAGTAAGAAGTTCTTACAGCAGAACATGGACTACCTTAACTCTTTTCCTATGGTAGTATATGCAGGGGAGTTAGATCCAGCAGGTAGAGCTGCGGCAGACAAGCTGTACTCTGTTATGCCTGAGAAGTTCTACTATGTACCTATGTCTAAGCACAAGGATGCTAATGACTTCCTTACATCTGGTGATGGTGATGAGTTGCTATGGGCTGCACGTAAGCCACAGAAGTATTCACCTGATAACTTCTTTATCTCTAGTGAAGATGTAGATACAGCTATACGTACAGAGAACCCGTACTCCTATACACCAACAGGTCACTCTGGTCTTGATGGTATGATACGTGGCTTGGTTAAGGGTGGGCTTACCTTTATCAAAGCACCAAGGGGTACTGGTAAGACTGAGGTGATCAGATACTTTGAGACAGGCTTGCTACGTACACCTGATACACGCATTGCCTTACTACACATGGAAGAGATGAAGTCTACTACCTACAGAGCTATGGCTACCTATCAGTTAGGTCTCAATGTACGTACCCAAGATGATGCTAAGGCTAACAACATCAGTGAAGATGAGGTGATACGATCCGCTCAGGCTGCAGCTGATACTGATAACAGTCGCACCATTATCTTTGAGATGCGTAGCCACGATGACCCACTAAAGTTACTAGATCACACACGTACTGCAGCTACAGTCTTTGGTGCTGACTATGTGTTTGTGGATCATGTTCAACGCCTAGCCTATCTATCTAGCTCTGGTGTTGATGGTGCTACCAGTACACTTACTACACTAGGTTCACGTATGGCACAGCTTGCTAAAGAGTTAGACATTGGTGTAGTATTTATCTCTCAGGTTAATGATGATGGACGTACTAAGTATGCTGCATCACTAGAAGAAGAGGCTATCATATGTGTCAAACTAGACCGTGATGTAGAGTCTGAGGATGAAATACTTCAGAACACTACCAACTTTATTGTTGACAAAAACAGACCGTTTGCTAAGTTAGGACATGCAGGGTCACTATATTACGACCCTGAAACTACAATCCTCACAGAGGACTCACCCTATATACAAGGAGACATTGCTGCATGATGATATTTGACATTGAGACTGACGGTCTTGATCCCTCAAAGATACACTGTATGTCATGGACTACAGATGGTAAGTCTGTAAGTACAACACATGACTATAAACTTATGAGTCAGATCTTGCTAAGACAAAAGGGTTTGATAGGTCATAACATTGTACGCTATGATGTACCTGTACTTGAACGTATCCTTGGTATCAAGATCAAGGCACGTCTGTTTGATACCTTGCCTATGTCATGGGTCATTAATCATGCTAGATCTAGACATGGCTTAGAAGGTTATGGTGTAGACTATGGTATACCTAAGCCTAAGATAACCGACTGGTCTAACCTTACCCCTCAAGACTATGCACATCGATGCCAAGAGGATGTAGCTATTAACTACAAGCTATGGAAAGATCTGCTTAGGAAGTTTATGTTCCTCTATAATAATGACAAAGAAGAACTCAATAGGTTCTTTATGTATCTGTCGTTTAAGATGGACTGTGCTAAGGAAGCAGAACTACAGGGCTGGAAGCTAGACAAAGACAAGGCTTCAGATACCCTTAATGAACTACTTAAACTACGAGAGGAAAAAGAAACAGAGCTAACTAATGTTATGCCTATGCGTAAGCTAATGCAAGTTAAGACTAAGCCTAAGACTATGACTAAGAAAGATGGTTCATTGTCTGCTCATGGTAAGAAGTGGCTTAAGCTGCTGGATGACAATGATCTACCTCAGTCCTATGAGGGAGAGGTAACTGTAGTCAAGGGTACTAACGAAGCTAACCCTAACTCTAGCGATCAGGTTAAGGATTGGTTGTTCTCTTTAGGTTGGGAGCCTTGTTATCACCAGTACAAGGATGATAGACAAATACCACAAGTCCGTAAGGATGGAGAGCTTACCCCATCTGTTGAGGTACTGATTAACAAAGAGCCTAAGGTCAAAGTACTTGAGGGTCTTACTGTACTTACTCATCGTATCGGTATACTAAAAGGTTTTCTTGAGACAGAGCGTGATGGTTATGTAAGAGCAGAGATTGATGGCTTTACTAACACGCTACGCTTTAGACACAAGAAGCCTTTAGTTAATCTTCCTGGAGTTGACAAGCCATATGGTAAGGAGATACGTGGTTGTTTGATTGCACCTGAAGGTCACATACTTTGCGGTGCTGACATGACTAGCCTAGAGGATACTACTAAGCGACACTACATGCATCCTTACGATCCAGATTATGTTGCGGATATGTCACGTCCTGGATTTGATCCACATTTAGACTTGGCAAAACACGCAGGGTATGCTAGTGAATCTGACATAGACAAGTACAACAGAGGTGAGATGCCAGAACTAAAAAGCCTACGTAAAAACTTTAAGGTAGTTAACTACTCTGCTACCTATGGCGTTGGCTCTGCTAAGTTATCACGTACTACTGGCATGGCACAGTCTGATGCACAAGCACTACTAGATGCATACTGGGATCGTAACTGGTCTGTTAAACAGTTTGCTGAAGACCAAAAGGTTAGGTCTATTGGTGGTGATATGTGGGTACAAAATCCAGTCAGTAAGTTCTGGCACAGTTTAAGGTTTGAGAAAGATGCATTCAGTACAATCAACCAAAGCACTGGTGCTTACTGCTTTGATAAGTGGGTTGCTTATTACCGCAGCGTACGGTCTAACATTGTGGGTCAGTTCCACGATGAATCAATCAACGTCATCAAGAAAGGGGAAGAAGATGTGCATACAAAATATCTTCAGTTAGCTATTGACAAACTGAACAAAGATCTTAAATTAAATGTTACACTTGGTATTGATATTCAATACGGTAACAACTACAGCGAAATTCACTAGAGAGGAATACAACATGGCAAAAGCTAGACTAGTAACAGTAAACGCAATCGCAGAGTGGGCAAAAGTATTTGACCAGAACCGTGATATGGAAGGTTATGGTGGTAAGTATAAAGAAACTAATGGTGCTTGCACTATTGATCTTATCTTAGATGAAGACAACTTAGATAAGTTAATGAGTGCAGGGTGCAGCAAAGTACCTAAGGCAGATCCAGAAGGACGTGGCAAAAAGATTAGGATTGACCGTAAGTTTGATACAGGTTTTGACTGGTCTTCAGGTTCACCAATTGTAACTAAGGCAGATGGTACACCTTGGGTGCTTGATGAAGATGGTTTGATTGGTAATGGATCTGCAGTGCAGGTAGATGTTACTATCTACGATACTCAGTATGGTAACTCAGGCTCACGCTTAGATAAGGTAGTAGTAACAAACCACATTCCATATGGTGTAGATACTAAGCCAGCACCTAGTGCTTCAGCTCCACCACTACCAGATAACATTGAAGATGAAATCTTGTTCTAAATATTAATGAGGGGGGTAATCAATCCCCCCTTCTGCTAGGAGTTACTATGAAAAAGATAGACACATTAGTCGCTGATGTCTATGAAGTCATTGAAGGTAAGTCTTTGTTTTCTTCTAGACTGGCTGACGATATGGGTAAGAGTATATCTAGTGTAGCTACATCTAGGTTTTCACACCCACAAAAACCACGTAGCTATCTAGGGTTATCTGCTTTAGGTACACCATGTAAGCGTAAGCTATGGTACAAAGTTAATACCCCCAGTGAAGGTGAGGCATTACCTACTGCTACACTATTTAAATTCTTTTACGGGGATGTGCTAGAAGAAATAGCACTGATGCTATGCAAACAAGCTGGTCACTCTGTCGTAGGAGAACAGGATAGATTAAACTGTCATGGAGTTAAAGGACATAGAGATGCAGTCATAGATGGTATGACAGTAGATGTTAAGTCTTGTAGCTCATATGCATTTAAGAAGTTTAAAGAAGGTAACCTAAGAGATGATGACCCCTTTGGTTATATCTCTCAGCTATCAAGCTATGTCTATGCTGCTAAGGATGACCCTCTTGTTACTAACAAGGAACAGGGAGCTTTTCTTGCTATTGATAAACAGAATGGTCATATCTGCCTAGATGTTTATGACTTTACAGAGGAGTTAACTACTAAAGAAAAAGAGGTTAAAGAAATAATCTCTATGGTTAAGGGTGACATACCCGAGGGAAGGATACCCCCTGTAGCTCAGTCAAAGACTAGCCCTAACATGAAGCTGTCTATGCAGTGTAGCTACTGTGACTTCAAAGCTAAGTGTTGGCCTAAGCTAAGAACATTTATTTATTCTACAGGCCCATTGTTTCTCACTCATGTTGAGAAAGTACCTAACGTACCTGAGATTAAAAATGTCAACACGTAGAGGTAAAACTAAAGGTAGGCTTGGACAGAATGAGATTCGTGATAAGCTACTAGAAACTTTCCCTGAGTTTGAACCAGACGATATAAAGGGATGTATCATGGGAGATACTGGTGAAGATATACAGTTCTCTCCCGCTGCACGAAAGAAGTTACCTCTATCTATTGAGGTTAAAAGAAGAAAGTCTGGAATGGTAACTGCCTATAACTACATTGACCAAGCAAGCAATCAGAATAAAGGAGAGCCAGTTGTATGTTATAGATCAGATAGGAAACCGTGGATTGTAATGATAAGTTTAGATCACTACATGAAACTACTAAGGAGTTGGAATGGAAATTAAAGTTTGGGGGATTATTGAAGGCCCAATACACGTAGATGAAATTGATGAGATAGAAGACGATGAAGATGGTTGGTTTATGGTATGTAAATCAGAGATAGATGGTAAGATAGAGAGTGCTACGTTTTACTTTAATGATCTAGATGATGCTTATGAATGGAAGAAACACTTTGACAAATCAATTGAACCTTTAATTGTAGAACAAAACAAGGAACATCTAACATGAAAACAGCAGTAGTTTTTACCTGTTCACACTGTGATCCACAGATACCTAATGATAGATTTGATTGGTTAGGGGAATTAATCTATGATGTTAAACCTGATTATGTAGTTGACTTAGGTGATGGCGCAGATCTTAAATCTCTTAATAGCTATGATACCAAGTATCCTAAGTCTATTGTTGCTCAAAACTATGAGGCAGATATCAACTGTTACAATGATGCACAAGACAGGTTACGTCACAAGTTTAGGGTTATGAAAAAGAAACGCCCTGCTTTCTTTGGACTAGAGGGTAATCATGAACATCGATTGAAGAGGGCTTTGTCTCTTGACCCTAGACTAGAGGGTAGTAAGTATGGTATTTCATTTAGCCACTTACAAACAGATGTTTGGTTTGATGAATACCATGAGTATAAAAACTCAGCACCTGCTATCTTTAATAAAGATGGTATTTCATATGCTCACTACATTGCTAGTGGTAACTATGGTACAGCTATGTCAGGTATCCATCATGCCTATGGGCTTGTACAGAAGCGATACAGTAGCACTACTGTAGGTCATAGCCATAGGCGTAGTATATTCTTTAAGGATGATGCTAACCCTCATCCAGCAATTGGCTTAGTTGCAGGTTGCTTTAAGGGTGCTGAAGAATCTTGGGCAGGTCAAGCTAACTTAGACTGGTGGAAAGGTGTGATCATTAAGAGGAATATCCAGGATGGATACTACGAACCAGAGTTTGTCTCACTAAAAAGGTTACATGATGTCTACAGTAAGTCTTGACTTTACAGATCAAATCAATATAACTAGAGGTTTCAGTAATGGAGTATGAAGTAACACTTAAGATCTACGTAGACTCTGATGCTAGCTACTTAGAAGTATCAGGTAATAACTGTGAGACAGTTGAAGAAGAAATTAAATCTGCACTCTATGACTTAGATGATATAACAGTGCTTGATATAGATACAATAATGAAAGGATAACCAATGATAACTGAAGAAGATATGAAAGCCTTTCAAGGCTATAGTGAATGGGTAGAACGTAAGATTGTTACCGAGCCTAAAGATAGACTAGTAGAAAATACATTAGGTCTTATGGGTGAAGCTGGTGAAGTAGCAGAAAAAATTAAGAAACGCATCCGTGATGACACTAAGGTTTCACCTGATGCTATTCTATCTGAGTTAGGTGATGTATTGTTTTATACAACAGCACTAGCTAACTACTATAACTTTAATCTAGCAAGTGTAATAGCACAGAATATGTTTAAACTAGATGGACGTGAAGCTAGGGGAACAATCAAAGGTAGTGGAGATGAGCGATAGACTAGCTAAACGTGCTGCAGAACTAGCATTACCTATTGAGCGACAGATCATGATGTGTGATAGCAGGGAAGAGACCTTGCTATTTGCTTGCCTTATGCTAGATAAATCTAAGACTATTATTGAAGCTCATCTAGGTGAGACTGGACGAAGACAATTGTTTATAATGGGAGACGAAGTATGAATAACAACTACTTACCTACAGACTATCAAACCTTTATTGCCACTAGCCGCTATGCACGTTGGCTTGACGATGAAGGACGTAGGGAAACATGGGGTGAAACAGTAGAGCGTTACTTGCAGAACGTAGCTAAGACATGGCTAAAGCCTGTTGATTTAGATGAGATACGTAATGCTATCCTTAGCCTTGAGGTCATGCCCAGTATGAGATCAATGATGACAGCGGGTAAAGCTGCGGAGCGTGACAATACTTGTATGTATAACTGTAGCTACCTACCCGTAGATGATCCTAAGTCTTTCGATGAGGCTATGTTCATCCTCCTTTGCGGGACGGGGGTTGGTTTCAGTGTTGAGCGTCAGTTCATTACTAAGCTCCCAGATGTTCCTAACCTTTTTGAGAGCGATACGACTGTCGTCATCAAGGACAGTAAAGAAGGGTGGGCGAAAGGACTCAGGCAAGTGTTAGCACTCCTATGGGCTGGTGAAATTCCTAAGTGGGATGTGTCTAAAGTACGACCTGCTGGTGCTAAACTAAAAACATTTGGTGGTAGAGCCTCTGGTCCTGCACCTTTAGTAGATCTGTTTATGTTTGCTGTTAATACTTTTAGAGGTGCAGAAGGACGTAAGCTATCTAGTATTGAGTGTCATGATCTTATGTGTAAGATTGGTGAGGTAGTAGTAGTAGGTGGTGTAAGACGTAGTGCTATGATCAGCCTATCTAATCTATCTGATGATCGTATGCGTCATGCTAAGTCAGGCAACTGGTGGGAGAATGCAGCACATCGTGCATTAGCTAATAACTCTGTATCTTATTCTGAAAAGCCTGACAGTATTGCATTCATGCGTGAATGGACTGCATTAATGGAGAGTGGTAGTGGAGAACGAGGAATATTTAATAGAGAGGCTTCAGTTAAACAAGCTGCAAAAAATGGAAGACGAGAAACTTGCTATGAGTTTGGAACAAATCCCTGCTCGGAAATCATTCTTAGGCCGAATCAGTTCTGCAATCTTACGGAAGTTGTCATCAGGGCTAACGATTCTTTTGAAGACCTTGCAAGAAAAGTCCGTATTGCAACTATACTTGGAACAATACAATCAACCTATACACACTTCCCATACCTGCGAAAAGTGTGGCAGTCTAATACAGCAACAGAGCGTTTGCTTGGTGTGTCACTCACAGGGATAATGGATAACAAACTTATGACCTTAGACAATAAAGGTCTAGCTAGTACGTTGGAGGCTCTTAAAAATGTGGCTATTTCTACTAACGCTGAGTGGGCTGACCGTCTTGGTATCCCTCATAGCACTGCTATTACTTGCGTTAAGCCCAGTGGAACTGTTTCCCAACTGGTTGATTCAGCTTCTGGGATTCATGCTCGTCACAGTCCCCATTATATCCGTACTGTGCGTGGAGATAATAAAGATCCATTAACACAGTTTATGATTGATCAAGGTATACCTAGTGAGCCTGATGTAATGAAGCCTGATGCTACTACAGTGTTTAGCTTTCCTATGCAATCACCTCTTGGTGCAGTACACACGGCTGACATGACAGCAATACAACAGCTAGAAATGTGGCTTATGTATCAGCGTCATTGGTGTGAGCATAAGCCTAGCGTTACGATTAACGTCAAGGCTGATGAGTGGCTAGAGGTAGGAGCGTTTGTATATAAATACTTTGATGAGATGTCAGGTGTGTCATTCTTACCATTCAATGAACATACTTATCAACAAGCACCCTATCAAGAGTGTACAAAGGAAGAGTTCTATGATATGATAGACAAGTCACCTGTTAAGATTAATTGGACTAAGCTATCTACATATGAACAAGAAGATAACACATCAGGTATGCAGACTATGGCGTGTACTGGTGATGTTTGTGAAATGGTAGACATAACCTAGAAAGGAGTATTAAAATGATATGGGCTTATATAGTAATAATGGCAATGACTACACCAGTTACATCAGAAACTACGTTTGTAGTAAATGCACCAAACATGGCATTTAAAAATGAAGATGACTGTCAAGCATATAGAGAAATGAATATGCTATATTTATTTCAAACTAGACCAAACCCAAAAGCAAGGGCAGTTAGTCAGTGTATATCTTTACCTTTTAATGTAGATCAAGGTGTATAAGCATTGACTAAATGGACATTACCTGAAAGGGATGATATGAAATTTGATACAGTAAACAAACCAGTACACTACACTATAGGTAATGGTATAGAGTGTATTGACTATATCAAACAATCGCTAGGGTTAGAGGGCTTTAAAGCCTTCTGCCACGGCAACGTAATTAAATATCAACATCGACATGCTTATAAGGGAAAGCCTGTAGAAGATATGCAGAAGGCACAGTGGTACTTAGACAAGATGGTTGAAACTATGAAGGAGATTCATAAATGAGTCCTATGGAGCAAGGAAGTTTAGCCTTTAGAAAAGGTAACCTATCTAATCCTTATCATGTCAAATTTAAATTCCGTCAACACAGAGACTGGCAATTTGGTTTTGACACTGCCTACTTTAAAAACTTAGAGAAAGTAAAAAACTATGAAGACAATAATAAATCTAGAAGAAGAGGCCAAGGCATACAAGAAGCCAGCAACTAAACCTACTAAAGGTCCAATAACAGCACGTAGATACTTTGCAGGTCAGGCAATGACAGTGCTTATGACTAATCTTAATATGAGTATGGCAGAGATTAAACGAGAGTCTTATGCTTGGGCAGACTACATGCTAGAGGACTAGTTACTTAGGGACAGAGACTTGGGTCTTGATTCTAAAGGCATCAAGCTTAGGTTTGATTTCAAGGTATTGTTCAAGTAACAAGATCTCTGTCCTATTTAACTCGTCTAACTTTCTATCCTCTCCAATTTTATTTTGTTCCTCTAAACTTTGGATAGCCTTTTCAATTGCATCTGGACTGTGTTTTTCAGTAATAGCCAATTGTTCACGTAGAGTATCATTAGGTCCAAGGAACTGTAAGGAAAGAAACTCTCTTGCAGATTTCTTAGAGTCCGCAAGAAGTTCCGTCCATATCATTCTTTGATCGTTAGTAGGCATTGATCTAAATGCTCTGTTACTCATCAGTGATGTAGACTTAGCCTCAACAATATCAAACAAAATTCTATTCAATTCATTTGCAGTCTTAGGTGCATTACGTCTAATCTTTCTTGCAGCATTAATACCAAACGTATCATATCCCATCATGTTCATTATACGTTGAGTCTGAGTTAACCTTACAGGTCTGATACCCATCACCTTAGTAGAAGTAGTATCGGCTGCACCTTTTGCTGCCTGTTGTAACGTTTCTCCCATTGGTTTTCCCTTAAACAATGGGATAATATTATCAAAATAACGAAGGGCATCGTTAGCAAATTTGTTACCTTGATACCTGTCAATCGGCCTAGCACTATCTCCCTGTAGTTCTCTTGCAACTCCCGCAACAACATTTACTGGCTCTATAAATCTAGTACTCGCAGAGATAACTTGTGATCCAACTCCTGTAATATTTTTACCAGCAG